CCAAGGGGGTGTACCGCTATCAAGCAGGATGTCTCGTAGCCACGACTCCGCAGCACGACACTTTACTTCGGTAATCATCATGTAGATTTCCGAGCCACCTTGCTGTTTAATCTGACGCAGCTTGTCTGGCTCATACGTACCATTACGCTGACGCATAGCTGTCAACATCTGGTCTTCAATAGGCTTCTTGGCAATCTTTGCTACATCCCAGCACATACGAACGTGTTGAGACAAGCCAAGTACCATTGGTTGGTTTTGGCGTTCTTGCAAAGCCTGCGCCGTCGCATCCTCATCCTGCTTGTTGAGTTCGGCGTTAGAGACTACACGAAGAAAATTTAAACCTGCCATGTTTTAATCATCCGTATCAGGGCGCTTGCTAGACATGTGTTCACGGACTTCCATGATGTCATCAATCTTCATTGGAGGTGGTGTGTACTCGTATACCCCCATTGGTCTCGGCTTTCCAGCAAGACCACTGTTGTCCATCTTCTCGTTGTCCGAAAAAATTTGCGATGTCTTGGTAACTTTAACTTTTGCCATTGAAGTCTCCTAATTCACACCTTACCACATATTGTAGGGTGCGCATGACAAGAAGTATACACACACTCAAAAATAAAGTGCAAGTATAAAAAATCCCCGAGGACGTGAACCCCGGGGATAAAGGTGACAACTGCGTGAAGGAAACAAGTTCATTATATCAAGTCCATCCTGCGGATGCAACAGGGCGAATGTCCCGACGTTGGGGGGTATAGCTACCCTCCCCTACGCTGGCGATATGTAGCATCAGGTACTGTAAGGCTTCAGCTACGTGGGAGTGCTTGTTCTTGTCAATGTCCCCGTCACCCTTGGGTTTAAACCTATACCCGCCCATCATGGCGGCTTTAAGCTGTGTGCACCCGGGGTCAAGTAAGAACGCTGGGTCTCCGTCAACTTGACGCATGAGATACTCATCGACTGCGTTAATCCGGGAACTGACATTGTTGGTCTTGGCTGGGAATACTTTAAGCCCCTCAGCCTTGATGATGTCCACCGCACTGCGCTCGTCGGTCTGCGCCCGCTGCACACCTGCTGGGTCAGTCACCACAATGATGGGTGCACCGCCGAACCGCTCATATATAAGTGGCTTGAGTACTGTACGCACAAATCGCTGGATACCCATGTCAAACGATACAGCCTCGCCAAGTATCAGCGCCCGACCTCTTGGGTCTTGCTGTCCGATAACTGCGGCGGGGGTAAGTCCCAAGTCCATCCCGATGACAATAGGGCGCACACCGTTGTGGATGAACCGGAGTTTCTCCTTCGCCATGTGGTAGTCCGGTCTGAAGTATTTGTAGACGGGCATACCAGCAGACGACAGACCGTAGTCCCCGTCGATATAGACACGGATGTATTCTTCTGAGCGACCTTGGGTATCGTAGTAGCCATCGGGTAAGTTTTCGATGTTCTCAGCATAAGGACTGCGACCGGAGGGCTGTTTGAACACATCCCACCCGTTATTGTTGGCTGACACCCCATCCTTGGGGTCAAGCCCTTCCATCTGATAGTACCACCACGTATCCATAGTCGGTGGGTTGGTGTCACCCCACATCCCATGCCATGACGGGCCACCGTCTTTAGCCGACGGAAAACGCCCAATACGCTTGGACATCGCATCCACAATGTCAGGGTGAATGTCTCGGCACTCGTTAAACCATGCGAAGGATAGCTCCAAGGAGTTCAAGTTGGCTACATCATCCGCATCATCTAGGGCACGGAACATAATCTCGCACTCGACATCCCCTACTTTGAAGAAGTAAGTCTTGGTCGTACGCATGTATTGCCCACAAACCCCCGGTGGAAACCAGTCCAAAAAGGTCTTAATGGTCGTATCTTGTAGCTGCCGTGCGGTTTCACGCACAATAGCCGCCCGTGTTTTGCGTATTCCTTGGGCATTGGGTTCTTGCATACTAGCCCTACGGACAACTTCAAACGAGCAAGTCACGGATTTACCCGAACCGACAGGCCCGACAAGGACACGCATCTTCTTGTCCGAATCCATAAACTTCTTGCCAGTTGGCGGAGGTGTATAGTTAATATCAAGCATTGTGTTCCTCCACCAGCATAACAACGAACTCATTGCCCCGGCGTTTGTGTTTGACTATCTTAGTCTTGAATGAGTATTTGAGTTCCTTCAGACTAGCTTCCATGTTGTGTGCCTCACTAGCAGACTTGAACCTCGCAGCCCGCATCCCCTCGTAGGTTGAGGTAAACATGTTGTCAATGCTCAATGGAAGTGACATCGGTAACCTCAGTGGTATCTGCTTCTATTGTCCGAGCATCTTGTGGTGAGTTGCCTAGATTGATGGTGATGCGTACTCCACCTGCGCCGCCTTCGTTACCCACTTCAACTTTCGGCTCTAGCCCGCCCCACTTCACAGTGGATTTAATCAGGTCAGCCTTGACTGCGGGCGATACAGCAGGGTCGTGTATTAACATCCAAGATGTTGTTAGGAGTTCTTCCGCCTGTGCACGGGCCTTGAGCTTGAACGTCAAACCTTTCTCTTGGATTTCTCCTCGATAGTGCTCGACCTTCTTCAAGAACACCTTATCGGCGTTGAAGTTAATGATGTCAGATGCGGCTATCTTGTGGCGAGTCATGACCTCTTGCAAGGTTTCGCCGCTGCCCTCTAGTGTGAGAGCAATGTCGAACGCCAGCCTATCTGACCACTTAGTGTGGTGTAGTGGTAGGGTATCCATGTCCCGAATATAGCATGATGTCTTACGGCTGTGTCAACAAGTTTGTGTTCGGTGAGTTAACTTTACACACCCATTTTTTTCTTCATCTTCTTTTTCTCTCGCCGTATAGCTTTCTTTTCTTGCTTCTCATCGTAGTGGTGTATCCGGTGGCAATTGGCACATAGCACCACGCATTTATCCACTTCCCGCATGATGCGCTCCCAGAAGTGCCCGCCGCGCACCAACTGGTGGAGGTGCACGTTGTCTTTGCTTTTTTCTACGTGGTGAAAGTCTAGTGTTGCTGGATGGTTCTGCCCACACCGCGTGCAATGCAGCGTTGCCTTGAACTCCGAAAAGCGTTTGGCAATCTTCTTTTTAGTTGAACCAATAGCTTTAATTATTTCTTTTTTGTTTTTCTCGTAGTATTTTTTCGAGTATAACTTTTGTTTTTGCTTCCTTATCTCGGGGTCTTTGTGTGGCATCTAAACACTTTCTCCAGTACAGTGAGTCGCTGTATCGTGGTTATCTCTCGTGTCTGATATTAACCATTTGTAATTGACTTGTCTTGCTTTTTTGATTCTGACCGCAATTAGTTTTTTCTGTAGACCAAGGCCTCGATACGCAGATAGCACTCCTGCACGGCACAGGTATCCACAGTCGTACCATGTCTGCGACCGAACCAGTCCAGCAAAACCAATTGGTATTTTATCTGCGTACACAATCCACCACCAACCTTTGGTCACATCACACACTTGGTCTTGGGGCAAACACTTTTTCTGAAGATAGGTAAGCGTCGTCACTACTTGGGTGTCGTTGGTATTAACGCGGCGTATTATCAGTTCCATAATATGTAGTTGATACCACAACTGCGTGGCGTAATGATGAAGCTCTTGAAACTTTACACGTTCCTTTTTTTGGGTCTTAGTTTAAGAGGTTTACTATATACAGGGGGGGCATGAAAAAAAGCAATCCATGTACCCCCCGTCAAGCCAAACAAAAGTCACCGCGCCCAAAAAACAAAAATAAAAATCACCGCGCCCAAGCCTTGAAATCAGGCGTATTTGACACTTTTGTAAAGTTAAGGCAATCTGAATTTGTCGATGCAATTCGCACCGATTCAGACGCAAGTCTGATGTTCTTTAACCTTGATAGGAGTTTTACCATGAGTGAACGCACTCCGACCGTTAAGCGGTCAATTGCCCCCGTAACTGTGACGGTAGAAATCACAGCCACCCGTATCAACGAGAACGGCACGCTCTCGGGAATTACGGCAAAGGTTGTGAAGCAACCAGTCAAGGGTAACGAGTTTAAAACCTCAGTACCCCCAATGGCAGGCGGAGCAATCTACCTGAAAGCGGAGAGTCTCGAAGGACTGCAAGTCCTGACAGGCGACGAGCCAAAGGTAGCAGTAAAGCGTAAGTTGTTCTAAGTAACCCCCCGACTGGTGACAGCAGTCGGGTTCTTTTTTAAAACCATGAGGAGTAATCCAATGAAGGTACGTAAAGAAGAGCCATATCGGTTCTGTGTAAAGTGGCGAGAGAATGATTCAATCTTCTTCCGCTGGTTCAAACGTGACAAACAGGCATGTCAATTCCAGCAAGAGTTAATTGATGATGGAATCCCAATGCAGGATGTCAAGATAGTGATGAAGTAAACCAAGGAGCGGAGGCGAAAGCCTCCCTCCCCATTACCCAACCCGTCGAAAGGCGGGTTTTTTTACGTCCAGACTTTACATTTCTTTATGTATTATATATAAACCATACGTCGGGGGGTGCAGGCACGGCACATTTGCGTTATAAGATGTAAAGTAATGGGGATAATCTATGGACAATCTAACCCATATGGCATGTTTAGATTGTTGTAAGGTATAACTTGACACCAGTAAGTGGTTGATTTCATTGGTGTTTAGCCATCTTGTAGTAGAGTTAATCTAAATAATCTAAATAATCTAACTGATTTACACATATACCCTTTCATCTAGGGGTCAGACTGTAAAGTTAAGGAGGCGGCGTACACATGCACACATTTTTAGACACAAACTTTACTAGATTATTTGCCTTTTTTAGATTATTGCCCCGTAAGTTGTTGATTCTTTTAGGTATTCCTAACAATCTAAGTTTTGTATTTGACTGATTCTTTTGGATATGGTATTCGCGGTGATGGATTGTAGGCTGACCTTGTAAAATTACTTAACTCAGCCGACCCCTCGAAGTTAGCGGTCACTCACCCGCCGAGCCAAGCCCAGCCTGTGTTTGCGTTTTTCCGAGGTTCAGGCAATCTGGTCGAGTCCCTGCCACAAAGCAGTAAGACAATGTATGTAATGTAAACTTAATCAACTTCAGGAGTTAATATGCAAGCAACATTGAAGAAGTCCATCAAGCCAGTAACATTCACCATTACTGTGGTAGCCAAGAAGGTAAACGAGAATGGTACATTCTCATCCTTTGAAGTACAGAGCGTTAAGGGTAACGTAAAGAACAACACCTTTATAACCCCTCTGCCTTTTCTATCAACATGTTTATAGGAGATAACTCGATGAGAGTAGACATGACACAAACCACACGTTTTCTATCGCTTTACGATGCTGAGTTGGAGGAGGACACTTCCGATGAGCCAGTGCATGGGCAGTACTTGAGCCCTGAGGGTAGCATCTATTCATACACCAACTGGTTCTATGATGGTGATGAGTCAGCCTTTGGAGTGATGTAGCATGAGTAGCCCACAACTAGATGGGCTACCTCGTGTAGCCAATGCCAAGTGCAGACTTTACGTTGAGAGATGTGAACCCTTCAGAGGTAGCAACCTCTACGGCATCTATTCCTTGATGGATGCAGACCATGAAGTTTACACAGTGTTTTCCTATGGTGACCACTACCCTATGTTCATATATACCGAGGGGTTATGGTTCGAGAACGAGGATAGCTATAGCCGTACAACGTCTAAGCAGAAGAACCAAGCTAGACCGATGGGTGCTAACACTATCCTGCTATCGACAAGATGGATGCAACGTCTTGCTAACAACGGCTATCAGTCCATAGCCAGAGAACGTATCTTTAACGAGGAGGTATCAGCATGATTGTCAAAGTAGATTCATGGCTATATCGCCTCATCTTCAACCTGCCAGTATTCGTACCGCACTCTGTGGAGTATTGCAGGGTAGGTAATGACTACCTTGGCTATGTCCGTATCAACTGGCGTAAACCTAGGAGACTTTACTAATGGAAGACTACCACTTACCCATCTGTACCAACTGCTATGCCGTGAGGGTTGAACCCCAACGCCGTAACATGACACGACCCACATGCTTACGCTGTGGGGAGATAGTAGCAAAGCAACGTAAGTTTACAGTAGCCTGCAACAACAAGCAGGGGTATGAGCTTATCACTGACCCCAATCATCTCAAACAACTTAACCCAAAGAGGACAACATGAAACGATACATCTTGTGGATGCTCTACGGACTAATCATGGGTGGCTTAGCCGCCTACTTGATGTCATGAAGCGTATCAAACCAATGGGGCTATCAGTCAATGACTCATGGCTTAAACGTATCACTCGATGGTTGCTGACTGCCGTACTGACTTTGCTCTTTTGCATCTTCATGGCAGTAGTAGTCATCGAATGGATGGCAGGATGTGGTGAAAGCTACATTGATGCCAACGGCAGGACACACTTACATGAGTGTGTATTTATCAACTTTCCCCCTAAGGAGAAACCATGAAGCGACTATTTGCAATACGTGATAGCCGTGGACAACTTGTCCGCAATGAGCAAAAGCAACCGATGTACTTTGCTGACAAGCAAGCGGCACGTAACCATCGTAGCAACATCACCCAAAAGACTGACGAGTACTTCATTACCTACGGCATTGACCATAAACTTTACAAAGGACAGTAAACCATGCGAGCTTCTCTACTTAAAGACACAATCAAATCTACATTCCCTATTCAGCGTACGCTCTGTATCGAAGGTAGCCCCGGTGGTGGTAAGACAACCATCGTACATCAAGTTGCAGAAGAACTTGACATCCCTGTTATCGAACG